TGCTACCAGAAAGACACCGACACCTAATCCGTTCAGTGATGAAGAAACGTCTTCATGAACGTGAAGGTGACTTAGACTTCTGTAACACCATGATAACTATGCACTGGAATTGTTCTAATAAAGACAAGCCAGAGAGTGCAAGAGCTTTCGAATTTCTTAACCACTACAAGGATTACAAACGTAAACTTCGTAAAGAACTAACCACAATCCGTTCAATTCTACAGGTAATGAAATGAAATATCACCACTGGTATTATACTGATAATGCAGACTTTGAATGCACTATTGAAGCTGAGAAAGGTAGTTTATGTCAAATCCGTGATGAAAAAGGAGGCTACGAGCCTGACTATGCTGATGAAATCTACGTTGTTGAAGTTAAGCACAAAGATACTGATATCATTGATGTTATCCATCCAGATGTACTACGTGATATCATATCTCAATTCGTTGAAGTAAATTCCTCACTCTGAAAGCCTATATGCAAAATCCATTATCCGAGTATCGTAGTAATCTCTTTGCTACACATGATAGCCTTGATGAATCCTTCTCATACTTAAACAGTGTGATGGCAGGTGTATCAAATAATGATCGTGCAGGTGTTGATGTAGCTGTTCGTTGTATGATTAACACAATTGCAAAACAAATTGATAATGTATATCATCCAGACAAATACCAGTCTATCGAGTCTGTTGTTACTAAATACCTTGATGATGTCCTTGCAGTACGTGTTGAAGAAATCGTCAATGAACGTATCAGCACTGCTCTAGATCAATACATGGAAGATGTGTTTGATATCACTGACTATGATAGTGAAATCGACTGGGAAGATCGTATAAGTTCTAACCTTGATAGAAGTGTTATCGCAGACCTTGTTGAAGAAGCAATTAAAGACAACATAACATTCGAGGTAACTGTATCGTGAACCAACCAGAGTCTAACGGCTACTTTGTCTTCGTAAAGCAAGGTTATGATCGAGCCTACTATTGTGTAGCGGGTCGTGATATCAAACTTCAAGACGCTGTATGCTATCTATTCCCAAATGAAGCAGCTAATGTATGTACAACAATGAACATGAGATTTAATGATGAACACCGTCAAAAAGAAACGCTCAATGAATCCGGAAGTACTAGCAAAGGGCAAAGCAGCTCTTGAACAATGGCGTAAAGAAAAAGCTTATGCTGTAAAGAAAGGTGGTAAATTCCTTGAAGCATGGAATGAAGAACAAGAGTTAAAGAAAGCTCAAAAACGTACTTCACCCATGCAAGCAATCAAAAACTTTTGTAATGACTGTGTAGGAGGTATTCGTACAGACATAACCAACTGTACTGCTAAACAATGTTCTCTGTATATATATCGACCATACAAAAAAGGTGATGATAATGAATGAATACTGCTTTCAAATTAGTCGTACATCAACAGTGTGGGTATGCGCTATTGATGAAGAAGAAGCCCAATCAAAAGTGTATGAAGAAATCGGCTATGATCCAGAAGAAATGGAACTTGTTGATGTAAACTTTGATATATGAAACTCTACGACCTACCACGAGGATCATACTTCAAAATCATCGGTAATCTACAAATACCACCTTCAGCACCAGAACCTGATCTTGAAGAAACGTACAGGCTAGGCAATATTGATGGTATGTATTCCTACTGTGCTGATAACCAAGGTAAAATATACCATTTTGTTGCATGGACTGAAATTAAAGAGGTAAATGATAATGATAGCATACAAGCTTTTCAGGAAACGTACAGACAATACCTACGGACCACTCTTTATCAATCGTAAACAACGACTAGAAAAAGATGTGTGGTACTTCGCTGAAGATCATAAGACAAAAGGTTATGCACATCGTCCAGGATGGCATGCATGTGCTGAACCTATTGCACCACACCTATCTAAAAAAGGTCGTGTATGGTGTAAAGTAAAAATCAATGATCTTGTACGTCACCAAAGACCTGAATCTCAAGGCGGTCTATGGTTTACTGCTAATGTTCTTAAAATCATAGAGGAATTATGAGTTCAACACTAATCGCAATCATCGGCATAGTCTATCTAGGTGTATGTATTGACCTGTTCCTTAAAGGAAGTCTGGGTCTAAGCATTGCATTCTTAGGTTATGCTATAGGCAATGTAGGTTTATACTTGGAGACAGTAACTAAATGAATCGTAGAACAATCTACCTTGCAGGTCCAATGGAACACGTATCTACTGAAGAAGCTAAAGGTTGGCGATCAACAGCAACCCACCTATTAGCCCACTCTTCAAACATACTTAACCCATGCAGACGTATTCATGCATTTCAACCTAAGTATATGAAACGTATATTTGAGCTTGATCTTCGTGATATTCGTGAGTCTGACTTAATCTTAGCAAACTTAAATAATCCAACTGTTCCTAAACACGGTACAGCTATGGAAGTATTCTATGCTGCTTATGTATTAAAGATTCCTGTTGTAGCGTTTAAAGAAGACAATACAACAATTCATCCTTTCTTTGAATCCCTTGTAACTGAATGGAGGTCTACTGTCGATAAAGCTTGTGATACAATTCTTGCGGAGTACTTATGATTATTAAATACATCTGGATAGGACTACTTTGTTTTGCCTCACTGTGCGTAATTGCACAACTCTTTCGTAAACCTAAAATCAACATCTGATATGCCATACATAACTGAAGAAGCCCGTCAATCACCACACATGCTCAACTATGAGCCACACTGTGCAGGTGAATTAAACTTCCTGATCACAACATTCATTCGTGACTACTACAACAAAAGCCCATCATATCAGTCTGTAAATGATGTTGTTGGCGCACTTGAAGGAGCTAAACTAGAGTTCTATCGTAGAATTGCCGCACCTTATGAAGATAACAAAATCATTCTAAACGGAGATGTATACTAATGGAAATCACAATGAAACCAAAGCCAGTGCCACAATCACGTATCGACAAAATCCTATCACATTGGGATGAAGAAGATTTCTTTGACATTCAATCTAAAAAGTTGCTTGAAAAAGAACGTATAGAAATGGAAAAAGGTTGGTCTGAAGCATTCGGTATAGAATACAACAAGGAAATTGATATGGAATCTGCTAAATTAGATGCTATTAATCCTCCGCACTACAAGAATGTAGCCGCAGGTAAACAATACATGGAACTCATGGTTGACATGCTTGAAGGTAAGTCAGGTGTTGAAGCTCACTTGTTCGGTCAAGTGTATAAGTACCTGATGCGCTGTGGTAATAAAGACCAAGAGGTCCAAGAATTAAACAAAGCTCTGTGGTATCTTCAGGCACTCATCAAGTACAAGTCTGAAGGTAAAGTCATCTGATGAACCACATCAAAACGGTAAAACGTTTTGTCGCTGGAAGTATTAAGTTCTTTGACATCTATGAATGTACTGTAGATGAAGTTGATACTTATACTTCTAGCACTGGCAAATCTATGGTTAAAGTGTCTATTGAAGGTAAAGAGTATAATGGTCTACACAACAAGTGGGTCTATGAATATCTCTGTGCTAACGAAGGACAGCCATCTTTTGTAGTCTTCTGGAAAGCCCCTAAGGGTGATCCTATGGTAGCCTATGTTAAAGAGATCTGGCAGAATCACATTGATGGTACTCCACAAGAGACTGTCTATCTAGCAGATGATGCTGAGGCACATAAACAAGAGGGTGATTCTTTCCTGTATATGTGGATTAACAAAGATACCGATAAGAAGTACATTGGTAAACACAGAGGTAAACCTGATGATGGTTATGTATGTTCGTCTGAAAGCTTCATGGCTGAATACAATGAATGTCCATCGAGATTCATCAGGACAATCCTTGCATATGGTTCTGATCAAGAAATGCTTGAGTTAGAAACTATAATGCTTCTGCAATTAAAGACTCGTATGAGTCCACTGTACTATAACCTGTCAAACAATCTTAATAAGGAAAACTAATGGCAAAGTCTACTGTTACAAAACATGATTTCACTATTAAACTTGGTGGTCAAAACTATGAGATTCAAATTAGCCCTAGTACTAACTATGGTTGGTTTGAACATAGAGAACTTGGTGACGAATCAGGTGGAGGTCTCTGGTTTGATCGTGGAATGTTCTTGATTGACTATGATGGTGTATATGAGTTACCTTCAGAAGTTAAAGATAGTTTAGTGAGGTTTGGTTATATTGATCCTTCGGAGGTTGAACAATGGTAATTAATATTGATGATGAAGTAGCTGACCAGATTGTATGTGAAAACATTAAACAATCTTATAAGTATTTATCTGACCCTAAATACGCTGAAGGAATGTTTAGTCTAGATGGATATGAAAACCTAGTCAGAATAAATCTCTTACGCAGAGCTATGGAAACAGTATACGAATACTATTCTACAGACAAACTTGATTAAAATCAACACAACCACAGTCGGTACCTTATAGATACACACGGAGAACCTATGAAAAAGTATGTTGTAACTTGTTGCTTTGAAATCAACTATGAACCAGAAACAATGGCTGATATTGATACTATCATCCATGAGATGGTCAAAGAAGACTATCTAGATATCTATAACGGTGAAATGTTTTATGTAGTACAAGCAGAGGAAATCAATGAACCCAGATAAAGCGTATACAATGTATACAACAGCTGAAGAATGTAATGAGGTCTCTCAAAACATTATGAAGATACTTAGGTTTGGTCTTGATACTGTCTATCCAGCTGATGGTAAAGAAAGTAACAGAGATAAACTTGAGGAAGAGATGGGTCAATTAATGTTCTGTCTTAATCACTTGATATCCGATCTGGATTTAAGTGAAGACAATATCATGAATGCCTATAACGAGAAAGCTAATACATGGTTAAAATGGAAAGCCTATTATGTTAATTGATACAGCACAGGAAGGTGTAGTACGAGTTACTATTGACTTCTTTACCCCATTAACAGATGAACTTGAGTATAAGCTACACTATATCCTTGATAGTATAGCTGAACTTGAATATGACTATGACAGAGAGGTAGAACTTGAAATCGCAAAGTGACTGGGATCTGTTCTATATGCGTATTGCTAACTTGATTTCTCAACAGTCATACGCAGAAGATCGTAAAGTTGGTGCTATCATTGTCAAAGATGATAACATCATTTCATTCTCATACAACGGTACACCAAGAGGAACTAACAATGATACCCAAGTACATGAGGTTCTCCATGCAGAAGCTCAAGCAATCGCCAAAGTATCCCGTTCTAATCAATCTACTTTGGGTGCTACTCTTTATAGTACTCTCTCCCCTTGTATTGATTGCGCTAAGCTTGTCTACGCTGTTGGGATTCATCGAGTGGTTTTTAGAGACAATTATAAATGCCTTAGAGGAGTTGAGTTCTTAAAGTCTCAAGGTGTTATAGTTAATAACACACAAATTCACGAAGCATTCATTGATCCAATGTTGCTAATTAACACAGGACTATACAACAATGACTGAAACAACAGCACTACTTGCAATTAGTTTAGTAGCGTTAGGCGCATACAACTGGCATCTCCATGCAATCATTCAAGGACTTAACGATCAACTCGATAACTTCCTTGAGATGGTCATGGAGATGGCTAAAGAACTACAAGAACTTGGGTCACCTAATGTAAAGGTAGTTGATGACAAAATTAAAAAAGACCTATGATAGACCTAAGAATATCCGTGTGACAGTAGCTTGTCTACCTGATGCTGAGAAAGACGTAAGGCAAATGTTCTTTGATTGCCTTAATGATTACAGCAAACGTTTCAAGGTACCTATCACGGATAAAAAGTTTGTAGTGCATATCTGCTTAATTGAATATGAAGAAAACTGTAATGAACAGGGATTAACCATATACAATGATGTAGATAGGCGTATTCTTATTCAGTTAAGAGACCCACTATTAAACGAGTGGGGTCCAAACCACTATGTCATGGATAAGTTTATTAACATTCTTGCCCATGAGATTGTACATGCATGTCAATACCTATGCAATCGTAAGATACCTAAGTTTAATAAACTAAATTACGATAAAAAAGATTTAAGAGAGCAATACTTCTTTGATCCCTCAGAAATGGAGGCTCGAATGTTAGAGGCTCCATACACATCATTCTACGGGAGTATACTCAATGAGTAAATTAAGGCTATGTGTAGACATCGAGACCAATGGTTTCATTCCAGATGTAAATAAGATCTGGTGTCTTGTTGCTGTTGATTCAGACAACGGGAATGTCTACTCATTCTCAGACTATGACGATGAGCTACCAAGCTTATCTGAAGGTCTTGACTTCATATCTAAGGCTGATATTGTCTTTGGTCATAACATTATCGGTTATGACCTTGTAGTACTAGACTATATCCTTGGATTCAAACTACCTGAGACAGTTAAGGTAGTAGACACATGGGTCTTATCCCAATTAAACCAGTATAGACGTGAGCATAAGCATGGTCTAGAAGGATGGGGTGCTAAACTAAACTATCCTAAGCTTGAGTTTACTGAATTCGATAAGTACAGTAAAGAAATGCTTACATACTGTATCCGAGATGTTGAACTCAACGTTAAGGTATACAAGGTACTAGCTGAAGAAGCTACTAACTTGATTCGTAAATACCCTATGTACAAGAAAGGTATCGAGGTTGAAACAGAGTTTGCCAAGATCGAAGCAGACATCAGAGCTAAGGGCTGGATGTTTGATATGGCTAAAGCTCAGACACTCTTAACAGAGATCAACAACAAGTTAGATGCTATTGAGATGGTACTTGAACCTAAGATTGGAATGAGGTGTATCAAAACAGATGGAAAAGACGAATTCAAAGAACCCGCATGGCGAAAAGACGGGTGCTATACAGTCGCCACTGTTAAACACTTTAATCTACCGCAAGAGTCGGGAAGAACTGAAAGACCTATTGAAGGAGCCTACTGTAGAATCTCCTTTGAACAAGGTAAAGTCGGATCAATCGAAGTAGTTAAAGACTGGTTGTACTCTATTGGATGGGTACCTGACGAATGGAACGTGGAGAAAATCAATGGTAAGTTTGTTAACAAATCACCTAAGATTACCGAATCTTCTCTTGAAAAGCTTGGTCCTGATGCTATGCTTGTCAGCGAATACTATACTATTAGGAGCCGTAAAGGTATTCTTGAGGGTTGGATCAATGAAGTTAGAAACAGTAAAGACAATCGTTTACATGGTCGCATGTGGACTATTGGTACACCTACTTTTAGGTGTCGCCATGAAGTCGTTGCTAATCTCCCTTCTGTTGACTCTGTATATGGGAAAGAGATGCGAGGACTTCTTATATCCGAAGCAGGAACAACCATTGTCGGTGCTGACTCGGCTGGAAATCAGATGCGTGGTCTTTGCCATTACATACGTAACGATGAATTCACTAATGAGGTAATCAATGGAGATGTTCACCAACGAAATGCAGATGCTCTTGGAACTAGCCGCAAGCTTGCTAAGCCTTTTCTTTATGCTTTCCTGTTCGGGGGTGGTGATGGTAAGCTTGGTCTCATACTTACGGGTAAGACGGATGCGAAGACGGGTAGAACTGCTAAAGAAAAGTTTGAGAACTCAATCCCAGGATTAAAGGAACTCAAAGATAATCTGTCAAGTCTATTTGATAAAACAGCTAATACATTCGGTAAGGATAAAGCCTTCATCAGAGGTATCGATGGTCGTATGGTATTTGTAAGCTCTCAGCATCAAGTACTTAACTACCTACTACAGACTGCTGAAGGTGTCAGCTGCAAGGCGGCAGCAGTATATCTAAGAGACAAACTAAAAGAACGTAACATCCCACACTACTTTGTTCTACACTACCATGATGAAGTTGCTGTTGTAACTAAAGATGAGTACGCAGAAGAAGTAGCAGAGCTATCTATCGAAGCATTCACCGAAGCACCTAAGTGGTTTGGTATCGAGTGCATGGGTGGTGATGCACATACAGGTAAAACATATGCAGAGGTACACTGATGATTGAATCAGATGATCAATTCGACATTGCAATTATAGATGCAGATAGTATTCTGTATCAGATTGCTTACATGCAACCCTCTCCAGCGTTATGTCGTAAAGCTCTTGACGATAAGTTAAAAGAGATTATGACTAACACTGGAGCTATTGCTGGTGCAGTCTTTATTAAAGGTAAAGACAACTTTAGGTATCAAGTAGATGCCGCCTATAAAGGTAATAGAAAAGATAATATAGAACCTGAGGTTAAGGATCGTATTGAAGACCTATACGAGTACTGTAAAGAGTTTGGTATACAGTCAGATGGTGGTGAAGCAGATGATTACTGTGGTATTGCCGCTGACTTAGCAATAGGTGACAACAAACGTTATATTGTATGCCATATAGATAAAGACCTTGACTGTATTCCTGGGTGGCACTATAACTTCCGCAAGGATACGTTATACTATGTTGAACCAGAAGACGGATATAGGTTTCTTATGATGCAGATCTTAACAGGAGATGCAACAGATAATATCCAAGGCTTAAGAGGTGTTGGACCAAAGACAGCTGAAAAGCTTATCAATGGTGTACCTAATACCCACTTGTGGTCAAGGGTTATTGACATCTGGAAAGAAAAATGTGGTGATAATTGGGAACCTTTCTTCTTGAAATGTGCTAACTGCATATACATCAGAGAGAGTGATGAAGACCTTAAGCCACTATCATTTGAAGAACTAAAGGAACGACTATCATGGAAGACTACGGACACTGGATTGCCCTCACAGAGCGACCAGCCAACGCCTTCGGATTCATCTATGCAGTCTTTGGACCAACTGGAAGACAATACATCGGAAGAAAGCAACTCATAAGTGAAACATCCAGACTACCTACAGGCGCAAAGCGCAGAATTAAGACTCGAAGAGAGTCTGATTGGAGAACTTACAGATCCTCATGCAGAGAACTGCTTGATGATATTGAGTTATATGGAGCTGAAACATTTACTTTTGTTATATATGACTGGGTATTCGGAAGAGGGATGCTTACGTATAGGGAGGTCCAAGAGCAATGGTCGTGTGAAGTCCTTTCAAGAGATGAAACAGCTGATGGAGATCGCCTCTGGTACAACGGTAACATCGGTGCAGTAAAGTTTTTAAAACCTAAATCATGAAGAAGAATAAACCTATTAAACCCCTTGAGAAAGAAATTCCCTCATTAAAGGATGAATTCAAAACTCAATTTAAACGTAAGAAAGAAACACAACAGGAAGCTAAAGATCGAAGACAACGTATCAGAGAATATCAAGACGACCGAGACTGGAACTAATATATGTCAAGATGGATTCATACCGCTTGCCCTAAGTGCAGCTCATCAGATGCTTTTTCATATAAAGAAGATGATGAGTTTGGATACTGCTTTTCATGCTGCAAGTCAGCACCAACAGACCCTAACTTTAAACCAACAGTTTATCATAAAGAAAACTACGATATGCACACAATAGAGGAGATCAAAGAGTATGACACAAGAGGATTCCAAGAAAGAGGTATCACAAAACCCGTATCAGCTCACTACGGTGTTAAGGTTTCGTATGCTGAGGATGGTACTATCAGTAGCCATTTTTATCCATATACTAAAGACAATAGTGTTGTTGCCTATAAAGAGCGTAAACTACCTAAGACCTTTATTATTCACGGTGAGTTTAAAGGTGTACAGTTATTCGGTCAGAATGTTTCAACGGGTGGTAAGCGCATTATCATCACGGAAGGAGAGCTAGACGCACTAGCTGTAGCTCAAGCTCAACATGATAAGTATGGTAGGTTCTACCCAGTAGTAGCTTTACCATCAGCATCTGCTACATCAATGATCCTTGAACAACGTGAGTGGTTACGTAACTTCGATGAAGTCGTATTGATGTTCGATCAAGATGATGCGGGTAAGAAGGCTACAGATCAAGCCGCTAAGATCATCGGCTATGATAAGGTTAAGGTAGCATCATTACCTGAGAAAGATCCTTGTGATGTGCTAATCAAACATAACTCTGCTACACTAATGAACTGTATCTTCGATGCACGTACATTCAGTCCAGCAGGTGTTGTTAAAGGTGAAGCTATCTGGGAACAATTCAAGCGTAAGAAAGAAACTACATCTTTACCTTACCCTGAATGTTTAAAGACTCTCAACGATAAGATACATGGTCTTCGCTTAGGTGAGATTGTATTGTTTACATCAGGCACAGGCTCAGGTAAGAGTACAGTCATTAAAGAAATTGTACTAGAAATCCTAGCTAAGACAACTGATATGATCGGTATGGTATCACTCGAAGAATCTATTGGTGATTCTGCTGAGAAGTTTATTGGTATGCAGTTACGTAAGAACCTTGTATCTAACCAAGTAACTGAGGCAGAGATGTATGCAGCACACCAACAAGTGTTTGGTGATGAACGCTTAATACTGCTTGATCACCAAGGCTCTGTGGGAGATGAGTCTCTTATAGACAAGCTTGAACACTTAGCTCTAATGGGTTGTAAGTATATCATCCTTGACCACATCACTATTGCTGTGTCTGAGGGTGCTAAGGGTCGTACAGGTAATGAAGCAGTTGACTCAGTCATGAGTGATCTACTTAAGATCTGTAAGAAGCATAATGTCTGGTTAGGCGTTGTGTCTCACCTACGTAAAGGTGAAAAGCCTTTTGAAGAAGGTCACTTGCCAACCATTGATGACATCAAAGGCTCAGGCTCTATTAAACAAATCTCATTTGACATCATTGCTTTCTCACGCAACATGATTGCTGAGACAGAACAGATGCGTAACACAATTAAGCTTCGTGTATTGAAGTCTCGATTCACGGGTATGACAGGTGACTGTGGTAATACTAGGTATGACGCTGACACTGGTCGCTTAATGCAAACAACTTTTGTTGACTTTGAATAAATGAATCCATTAAATTATCTTACTGAACGTGTATCGAAGGTTGTCCCCAACTCAGATAAGATCTACAATGAGGGTGCTCGCCTTCTAGCACACTACCCAACATGGGAATATGAACTTGAAAGATTTATCAACGAGTCTTGGGATACCCTCCTTAGATACTGCATTCGTAACAAGAACGCAACGCATAGCGCCTCTGTTAAACTCACCTTTGCTTCTGACCTTATCGGAAAAAGAATTGCAAGAGCTATTGGAGCTGACGAACTTGATATCAAGTCAACTTTATCGCTTGGAGATCTTCTTCTCGAAACGTTCCTTCAAGATGGACTGATTGACATCTTCAGGGAATATGCAGGATACAAAGCCCCATACATGGTACGCATTGTTAATCAAGCAGATGATATTAAACCAACATTGATTGGTACATCATTTGAACCTTTGTTACCTATCATGGGTCTATATAGCCCATTAACTAAAGAACCTTTTATTAAGGGCTGGACTAATTCTAAGCTATTCCATGATAACCTTAATAAAACATTTGTAAGATCTCTTGAGACCCTTCGTCAGCAGTCTTGGAAGCTTAACATACCAGTATTAACTGCTATGCAAGCACAGACTCCTAAAGAAATCCTTGAGTTGATCGATGAAGATGGTGTTGTAAGAGAATACAATATACACCATGAAAACCTAGAGTTACCTAAGAAATTATCTCATACAGATGGTACTAAGTTCCTTGGTAAGAAGGATCCTAAACTACAACGTATGATGAGTAAATACTTTGAGTACATGCAAGTACTTAAGAAGGCTGAAATGATTGGTGAAAGAACTTTCTTTCAGGAAGTCTCTTGTGACTACCGAGGTAGAGTATATTATGCAGAATCATTCTTAGAGTTCCAAGGTAGTGACTTAGCTCGTAGCTTGTTTATGTTTGCTAACAAAAAGAAAGTTACTGAGAGAGGTTTATTCTGGATCAAAGTGCATACAGCAGCTTGTTTTAATAAGTCTTTTATCATCAGTGATATACCTAAATACTTCAAGACAGACTATAAAGCTTATCTTGAAGGTGAAGGTCTTGATACTATATCAGTAGACAAGATGACTCTTGAAGATAGAGTTGCATGGGTAGATAACAACATTGAGTTTATCTATGATGTAGCTCGTACTAAGACTATTCATCCTGATGCTGAAAAGTCTTATAGTTTCTTAGCTTGTTGTAATGAATTACTAGGATACAAGAGAGCTAAGATGGAAGGTAAAGAGTTCATGTCTGGACTACCTATTCCTATTGATGGTAGTAATAACGGATGGCAACACTTAGCGGCTATGTCTAAAGACAAACAAGCTGGTACGCTGGTGTCACTTGTTCCTACACCTATCCAGAAAGACTTCTACGTAGCTGTTGCTAAAGAACTCATTGGTATTATGCCTGAGTATTTTGAGATCAAAGATATGCCTATGAAACATATTAGAAAAGGTATAGCTAAACGAGGCTCAATGACTCGTGCATACAGTGCAGGTAAGATGCGTATAGCAAAGAACATGTACGAAGACTGTCACGTAGAAGGTTATACTGTTAAGTATAATATCACTGAAGAACAGTGTGACGTACTAGCAGGTAACTTAATCAAGGCTATTAATACAGTCTGTGCAGGACCACTTAAGACAACCAAGTATTTACAGAAGATTGCAGAGCATGAACTCAACTCAGGAAGAAACCTCCTCACATGGACAACACCCTCGGGGTTCCCAGTGGTATATAAGGCTTACCTCCAGCATGAACGGAAACAAAGAGGAACTATCAAAGGTATTCAAGGAAATAAAGACGGAAGGGTCATGCACGTTATTAAAGTTGACGTACTTAACAAAGAGACTGGTGAACGTGTGCCTTGTAGACGTTCCTTTGCTTCTGGTATCAGTCCTAACGTTGTTCACTCATATGATGCTGCTCACATGGCAAACACTATCGTTAGTTTTAACGGTTCTTTTGGAGCAGTCCATGATAGCTTCAGTACACATGCAAATGAAGTTGATTTCCTACAAGAAGTAACTAAGATGACATTCATAGCACAGTATGATGTAGAAAACTTCTTTAATATATTACAAGATAACCTTATGGATAGTAAGGATACTTTCACGTTCAATCAACCTGAGCTAGGTAGCCTAGTTCTTAATGAGGTTATGGACTCTAAATACTTTTTCTGCTAAGGTGAGTCGGTACCTAATACCTAACATGAAAGGAAAAAATGAAAATAAAAAATTTATATTATGTTTATAAACATATTGACCCAGATAATGGAGAACTCCTTTATGTAGGTATGGGTACTGGTTCAAGAGCATGGGCATCAGGAACATCTAGTGGAAGCAATAGATCTAATGAACATGCCGCTTGGATTAGTGATAGGTATGAAGAAGGTTACACAATGAGTGATATTACATTAGTAATAGAAACTTTGTTAAATAAAGAACAAGCTCTTAGTATAGAGCTAAGTTTAATTAAAGAATTTAAACCTAGATTTAATAGGTTATCAAAAGACTTTGTTAATAAAAAGTATACTAAAGAACAAGCAAAAGAAGCCTTAACACTCTTTAAAAGTGGTGTTAGGTATTGTGACATCCCAAGAGAACTCGGTTTAACATCATCTAACATGAGTGTTCTTGGAAAACGTATGGTAGAATCTGGAGAAAAATTTGAAGACTAATATGAACTCTTATCAGCAGCTGATTGCAAAATCGAGGTACGCTCGATACCTACCCGAACAAAAACGTAGGGAGAACTGGGATGAAACTTCTACTCGATGGGTAGACTTCTTTAAAGAACAACTTAAAGACAAGATCAATACCCAAGATACTATCTGGGATATTCTGGGAACAAGCATTAATAACTTGTCAGTACTTCCATCTATGCGTTCTGTTATGACTGCTGGTGAAGCTCTTAAGCGTACCCATGTAGCCGCTTATAACTGTAGTTACCTTCCTGTAGATCATAAGCGTTGCTTTGATGAGGCTATGTATATCCTCTTGTGTGGTACTGGTGTAGGCTTCTCATGTGAACAAGTCTATACAAACAAACTACCTACTGTTCCTACATTAGAAGAATCAGATAAGATTATTACAGTAGAAGACTCTAAAGAGGGTTGGTGTGAAGCATACAAATTGCTTATCAGTCGTCTGTATGCTGGCTCTATTCCTAAGTGGGATGTATCTTTAGTACGTCCAGCAGGTGCTCCACTTAAAACCTTTGGTGGTCGTGCCTCTGGTCCTGGACCCTTGATTGACTTGTTCCAGTATACTGTTAACAAGTTTAAAAATGCACAAGGTCGTCAGCTGAAGCCTATCGAGTGCCATGATATCATGTGTAAGATCGGTGAGGTAGTTGTTGTAGGTGGTGTACGTAGGTCAGCTATGATTTCCCTTGGTGACTTAGGTGACTATGATCATGCTACAGCTAAGGCAGGTGCATGGTGGGAAAACCATGGTGAACGTGCCTTGGCTAACAACTCTGCTGTATACAACAGTAAGCCTTCTATTGGTGAGTTCATGAAGGAATGGTTAGATATCTACAACAGTCACTCAGGTGAACGTGGTATCTTCAACCGTGAAGCTTCACAGAAACAAGCTAACAAGTGGGGTCGTAGAGATATCAACACTGACTATGGTACTAACCCATGCTCAGAGATTATCCTCAAGCCATACCAGTTCTGTAACCTATCTACAGTAGTAGTGTCTCCTGACGACACCCTTGCTTCCCTTAAGACTAAGGTTCGCTTAGCTACTATTATGGGTACAATGCAGTCCACACTAACTGACTTCCCTTATCTCCGTGACATCTGGAAAAAGAATACAGAACAAGAACGTCTCTTGGGCGTATCTATGACTGGTATTCTTGACAACCATATCCTCCGTGGTAGCAGTACACAGCATAACTTACGTAATGTCCTTGAAGAACTCCGTGATGTAGCTCGTGACACAAACAAAGAGTGGGCAGAGATTTTAGGTGTACCTGAGTCAGCTGCTATTACTTGTGTTAAGCCTGAAGGTACTGTGTCTCAACTTACACAAACATCCAGCGGTATCCATGCAGGACACGCACCATACTACATCAGACGTATTCGTCAGGATAAGAAAGACCCATTGACTCAGTTCTTGATTGATCAAGGTGTCCCTCATGAAGACTGCGTTATGAAGCCAGACCAGACAGCTGTGTTTAGCTTCCCACAACAGTCACCAGGATTTACTCGTAAGGATATCAATGCTATTGAACACCTTAATATTTGGTTGGCGTATCAGCGTTTCTGGTGTGAGCATAAGCCTTCAGTAACTATCTCAGTTAAAGATCATGAATGGATGGAAGTAGGAGCATGGGTATATGAACACTTTGATGAATGCACTGGAATTAGTTTCCTTCCTGATGATGGGGGTACTTATCGCCAAGCTCCATACGAAGACACCGACATGGACACTTACCGCAATTTGCTTAACACCTTACCTGTTGTTGAATGGAATCTCTTTATGGAAGATCGTGACAATGTAGAAGGTGCGCAGACATTAGCTTGTACAGCTGGAGGATGTGAGATTTGAAACTCCTTAA